CTAGTATTCATTTACTGGGCCCACCTCTCATTTATCATGCTCTTCAGATACTCGGGGTAGAATTCTAAATCAATCTGCCGACTTATGTATAATGCTTCTTCTGATGTGAGTACTTCATCATGCTGCTCCATCTGTTTCTTCATGAATTCCCAGTAATCGCCTATTATCTTCACGACTGGCCTATTATGACTTACATTTTCGATATTTTCGGCCTCAATTTGATCAAGATACTTTTCCATTTCTGCATCAGTGTATTGTAGCTCTCTGTTCATACGCTCATTTCGCATGTCTATATATTTTTGTAGTTCACGCATGGTTATGTTTGCACGCTTCATGATTTTTAGTGCTAATAAATGATATTGTTCCGCCATATATTCAAAAATGCTTATACCGCTATAGGTTGTTTTTAGTGCTAATTCCTGTTCTAAAGCATACTGTGCAAGTTGTCTTAGATTGTATGATTTTGCTTTTCTTGAATATTTTGCTAGGTTAAAGAATTTTTCAGGATTACGTGTTAGGTAAATAGAATCATTATTTGGATTTTTCCACCATGCCCTTAGACTACAGAAAGTTAATGATGAGGCATCGTCAATAGTCAAAAATTTTAATACTTGTCCGAGTCCATAAATTCTTGTGTCGGGTTGTTCTGGATTTGGGTTAGCATGTAAGAAATATCTGTAATATAGGGATTCAATGTATTCATCGGTTACATAAGGCTTATACATTACTGTGAAGTCATCTCCTTTTGAAAAACATACATAATCCTTGCCATATTCGAGACCTGCCATGTCATTGACATATCTGTTATACATAGCCATTCTAATAGTATTCATAAGTGTGGTGTCACAGTCACCTGAAAATACGGTACCTAATACTGTATATTCCAATAAGACATGCCTACGCCCATTTTTGATTTCCTCAATTTGCATGGTTTTGGTCAATGCTGTTGCCGTGTGTATGAAATCCATTTTGGGTACGTGATATACCTTATCTGCTATCTTTCGATATATACGACGATCTAATTCTTTGAGTGAAACATCTTGAGTGTTATCAAAAGCAGATCCGTCTCCTTCAACCACTTTTGTAAATCCATCCTTGAGATAATTATTTATCATTTTCTCCATTTGACTTAAGTTTTTATTACCACAGTATGCATTAAGCTTGTGTGCACATATGTCTTCTAATGCCCATGTCACTGGTCCCATTATGTATTTTGTTCTTTGGGGTATTGCACATACATTCCTGGGTTTTCCATCAGTTTTCTGTAGCTCTTCCTTGAGTATTCCAGTGTATTTGTTATTAAGTAGTTGTTTAAGTTCCAATTTTGATAGTTCATGGGTATCACCTTTGTAAAACTTCATGGCAGGTTTTATTAACTTCTTTTTACGCATACTTAGGTGGTGATACCAGTCTTTGACAGAATATGAAAATTGCGAGAGTTCTTGACCTATTTCTTTGTCTATAATTTGCATAGAGTGTTCAATGAAGTCATTAGCTACATTTTCATCTGGGGTTGGTGCCCCTTTCATTTGCCGTTTTGCTGCTGCCAATGTTGTATGTCTACATGCTGTCCAACACATAGCCTCATCATTATCTTCCAGTTCTGTTTCAAATATCTTCTCAAATTTATCTTTATGTGGACATTGGCAGTGAATTTTCCTTAGGTCAAGTTGATTAAAGTGGTCATAGGTTGTACCAATATCTTTGCGAAGTTGTGGGTCAATAATTTTTATCTTGATTCGTTGCAAGCCATTATAGTCAGTGTGAGGATGCCTTCCATTTTCTATTAGTGGTGCTGAAGCATGCTTTATAAGATTATTAGTTAGTGTTAATCCCTCGTATAGTTTGCGCCGGTATTTTTCTTCGTA